ATACGTAACCCATGTACTCTTAATAGTGCAAACGTTAACACAAATAAAATTATTAATTTATAATAAAAAGTGTTGACATATATTTATATGTATAGTACAATAAAGAAAAAGTTAAGAAAGGAACTGTGTAACAGTAAAGGTGATTAAAAATGAAAAAGTATACTAGTAAGGAAGAAGCATTGAAAATTTATAAGGAAGCAAAGAAAAAATACCTTGAGGATATGAGCAACGAAAATTGGATTGAGTTTTGCAATGCCCGAGTAGACTGTATGAGGTTAGGTGTAAGAATTTAATAAGTATGTTAAGAATAAGGAAGTGAGGGTTTAAAATGAAAAATAAGAAAAATATAGTACATGGTTTCAAAGTGTTTAGAAGTGACTGGACTTGTTCACCGAACGGCAACACTAAACAATATAAATCGCATGGAAAATTTAAAGAAAAAGGGCACCTGGTTCTTTTTGAGCATGGTATGCATTTTTGCCAAAAGCTTGCTGATTGTTTTGAATATTACCCATTAATTAAAAAAAACAAGTACGCTGAAATTATCGCATATGGTGAGGTGATAACAAACGGTAAAATATCATGCACTAATAAACTTGAAATTGTACGCGAAATTCCTTGGTGTGAAGTATTGCAAATTATTAATACAGGGAAGGGATGCGTTGGTATTTCTAATACAGGCAACCGAAACATAGGGAATTATAACAGTGGAGATAATAACACAGGGGATTGTAACGTGGGTGATTTTAACATAGGTAATAAAAATGTTGGGTGGTGTAATAGAGGAAATAATAATATAGGTGAAATGAATATAGGTAATATGAATGTTGGAAACTATAACACTGGTGATTATAATGTAGGCAATTGGAATAAATCGTCATACAATGTGGGGTGTTTTAACACAAAGGAACAAAAGATAACAATGTTCAACAAATTGACAGATATTACATACGGTGAGTGGGTGACCTCTTATGCATACTTTTTATTAAATACAATGCCAAAAACAGAAAATATGCAAATAATTGATACAGATATGATTGATGCCATAAGGTTGGATAAACAAAAATGGTGGAACAACTTAAGTAGAAGTGATAAAAGGTACATAATGGATATACCTAATTTTGATGATAAAATATTTTTACAGTGTACAGGTATTAGCGTGGAAAGTGAGGGTTATAAAATGAAGAGACTCATAAAGAATAAAAAAATACTTAACACCATTTATGGTGTACAAAGTACAATGTGTACAAAATAAATAACAAGAGCTACTTTAAACGGTGTTACACACATTTTAACAGCTGAAAGTAAACCTGTCATTGTTACATACACATACCAGGTCTACAACGCAAAGAATAAAACCGAACCACTCATAGTAAGTCTTGACTTATATAATAGGTTATTAGAGTTATTCACAACAAAAGAATTCAAAAATTTTAAAGTAGAAAATTATATCATAATCAATGGCGTGAAGTGGGAAAACATAGAAAATATTAATATATCTACTGTTGGCGAAACAATGCGTGTTATAGGTGATGCACTTTCGCACAGATTTAGCTTTTTAGTGCATAATCACAAATTATATTATAAAGAAAGTTGAGGAACTAAAAAATGATATATTCAACAACATTAGCGAACAATATTGAAAAATGGTGGAAACATTTAGATAAAGTTATGACAGTTGCAGAAAGTTCAGATGATATAAAAATAGGATATTGTACATTTAGACCTTGGGGAAATAAATATCATTATAACATGAAAACTAAATGCACATCGACTTATTTAAGAACATTTCAAAGTGTTGACCCTGTAGAGAATACAAAGGGAGAAATAGTATACCCTATATTAGATGTATATATCGATATATGTAAAGGAAGAAAATATACATCTTATAAAAAAGTTAGATGCCATTGCTCTTGTTAAGGTCTTGAAGAAATTGAGAAAAATTAAAAAAACACTTGCAATTTTACATGTGTATAGTATAATAAAGAAGTAGAAAGTCATATACAAAAATCGTTTGTGCGAATAGAACTTGGGTGGTGCAAATCCACCACGCACATTGTCCTGATAAAGGTCATAACAAAAAATGAAAGGTGGTGAAAAATAATGGCACGCAAACCAATGGTAACAAGAAAAATCAAGTTTACAACTGTCAATGTTTTATGCCTAAACATTGAAACGGCTGAACCATTCAACAGAGTTGTTAAACTTGCCGGGCACTACAATAACATAGTGAAACTCCGTAAACTGGTTGACGAAAAAATCAACACAGAGACAGAAAAAACAGTTCAAATTGTAGATGTTACACAGGAAACAAAGCTTTTAGGTATGACAGAGGAAGAGTTCATGTCATACGCAAAACCATTAACAGATGATAGAAAAATCATTGAAGAAGCAAAGTAAAAATTAAATGTAAAGTGAGGTAAAAAATAATGGAAAATTACAAAGTTGAAATTAAAGAGAGTTCTAAAGAGTTGTCAGCAAGGGAAAGGATTAGCTTAAAAGACACAACAAATGCAATTAAACTTGACGAAGCACTGGCAGAGGGTAATGTAATTATTACACCTGTTGGATATGCAATTTTAGGTATCCACAACGAAAAAGCTGAAGATAAAGAGTATGAAAATTATATTATAGTCGATAAATCCGGTACAAAGTATGTTACAGGGTCAAGCAGTTTTTGGAGTTCGTTCATAGAGATTTATGAGGAAATGAAAGACGAAAATGAGGAATACTCAATTATTGCTTACCGTGTTGAAAGTAAGAATTATAAGGGCAAATATTTTCTTACTTGCTCAATTCAGTAAAGTATTAGCTACCAATTAAAATAAAATTTGTTTATAGTTATAAATAAAGGGTGCATTTATTATATTGCACTCTTTATTTAGATAAGGGGTGATTGTATATGACAAAAAACCAATTAGAATTTAAGAAACAACAAAGACGATTAAAAAGAGCGATAAAAAGGTTAGAAAAGCAAGGTTATTTTGATTTTGATTTTGAAATTCCTACACTCCCGAAACGTGTTACTAAAAAAAGAATTGAAGAAATAAAGGCAATTAAACCAAAACATATTTTAAAGAACGCGCAGCATGTTGATTTTGAAACGGGGTGGGTACGTCCAGCGGAAGAAGTAAGAGCAGAGAAAAAACAAATAGCAATACAGAAAAGAAAACGAACTATAGAGGAAAAAAGAAAACGAGCTATAGAGGAAAAATCAAATGATGATACACCGATATATTTAGGCAAAGGTGAAACAATTCCCACGTTATCAACAATTGAAATGGTTCAAAATAGACTAAATGCACTTGCAAATATGCCACGTTTTCAGAACACGCTTGCTGGTGAAAAAGTTAAAGCACTATTAGATATTTTTAATTATAGTTTAGAACACGCAGAAAGTGACTATCAGTACAATAAATACGTACAATATATATCAGAACACCTTGACGATATCGCCGAAAATTCAACAATTATCGAGTTTTCAAGCGATGATAAGGTGGAGTTTAGCATGGCATTAAACACATTGATAGAAATATTGAATGGTGGTGAATCTTTATCTTTAACACAGGCCATAAGCTTGGGGGAAGTGAGTGATTACCTTTGAAACGTATTTTTGTAGGTGACTTTGAAACAACTGTATATAAAAATCAAACATTTACAGAGGTTTGGGCATCAGCATTAGTCGAATTATACACAGAAGATGTTATTATACACCACAGTATAAAAGACACATTTGAATATCTTGCAAGCCTACCTGGGAATGTTCTAATTTATTATCACAATCTAAAATTTGATGGCGCGTTTTATTTATCGTACCTGTTAACCGAATTAAAATATGAACAGGCTTTTTTATCATTCAATGAAGAGGGAACAAAAGGCAAATGGTTAGATAATAAAGAAATGAAAAATAAATCGTTTAAATTTTCGCAATCATTTATGGGACAATGGTACTCAATCACAATTAAAGTAAACAATAAATTTATTGAAATTAGAGACAGTTTAAAGTTATTACCTTTTCCGTTAAAACGTATCGGCAAGGCATTTAAAACAAAACATCAAAAATTAGACATGGAATATACGGGGTTTAGATATGCTGGTTGCGAAATAACTGATAGTGAAAAAGAGTATATAAAAAACGATGTATTAGTCATTAAAGAAGCTCTTGAAATAATGTTTGATGAGGGGCACGATAAAATGACTATCGGTGCGTGTTGTTTATCTGAATATAAAAAACTGTTGGGTAAAGAAGATTACAAAATGTATTTCCCTGACTTGACACAAATAGGGCTAAATAAAAAGCTTTTTAAGTATGACAATGTAGACGCATACATTAGAAAATCATATAAAGGTGGGTGGTGCTATCTTGTTAAAGGTAAAGAAAATAAAATATATAATAATGGTGTAACAGCAGACGTAAACTCACTTTACTCCTCAATGATGCATAGTGAAAGCGGCAATCGTTACCCTGTTGGCAATCCACATTTTTGGAGTGGCAATTATATTGATGATGAAGCAATTAAACCTAACAGGTATTACTTTATCAGAATAAAAACAAGGTTTTATTTAAAAGAGGGGTACTTACCATTTATTCAAATAAAATCAAATTTATTATATAAACCTAATGAGTGCCTAACATCGTCAGATTATTATGACGAAAAAACAGGACTATACCACGATAAATATTATCTTGACGGTGTATTGACAGATACAAGAGTTGAACTTGTATTGACTATGACAGACTATGAACTGTTAAAAGAGCACTATGAATTAGTAGATTTTGAGATTTTAGACGGTTGTTGGTTTTTTAGTGAGATAGGGTTATTTGATTATTATATTGACAAATACAAGAAAATTAAAATGAGTGAAAAAGGTGCAAAAAGAGAACTAGCGAAACTATTTTTAAACAATTTATATGGCAAACTTGGAGCTAGCACAGATAGCTCATTCAAAAAAGCCTATGTTAAAGACGATAACTCAATAGGCTTTATCACTATAAATGCAAACGATAAAAAACCGGGATACGTATCTTGTGGGTCAGCAATAACATCTTATGCACGAAACTTTACTATACGTGCGGCACAAAAAAATTATCATGGTGTGGATAAACCTGGTTTTATTTACGCTGATACTGACAGTATACATTGTGACATTCCACCACAAGATATTAAAGGAATTAAAGTGTCGGATAATGATTTTTGTTGTTGGAAATTAGAATCAACATGGGATAAAGCGATATTTGTTCGCCAAAAGACGTATGTCGAACACGTAACAGAAGAAAATTTGAAACCATGCGAACCTTATTACAATGTTAAGTGTGCCGGCATGCCACAAAGATGTAAAGATTTATTTGAGTTATCAATGAATGGATATACGAACGAAGAATTTGAAAAATTAAATGGCATTGAAAAGGAATTTGTTCAAACGAAACGTGAATTAACAGACTTTAAAATCGGTCTTGTTGTGCCGTCAAAACTATTGCCAAAAAGAATACCAGGTGGGGTATTATTAACTGAAACAACCTTTGAAATGAGATAGCATATTTAATAAATTAAAAGGATATAGTCAAATGGCTATATCCCTTTTTATATCTTTAACATTTGAAATTACAAATCAATTAGCAACATTGTTATTAATTATGGCAAGGTCTTTCACTTGTGCTACCCACAATTAAAAGATGTAATAAACAAATGCAGATACCTATATTAGTAACTAATACACTTCATCAACGCTTCTTTAGATTGTAAATCTTTAAATCTAAAGCAACCTTTTTCAAAATAAAAACGTAATTGTGTTATAAATAAATCATTGTTTTTTAACATAACATAATTAATATTATGGTCGTCTGTTGTAACTGATATTCTGTTTGGAAATGTGCTATCGCATCTATCATCACAATATAAAATTCCTATTTCTTTATATTCTCTAATTGCATAATCAACATTTTTATAACGTAGAGTAGCAAGGTATCTACTGGTTGAGTTTGTAGGTTTTTCAATGAAAGCTGTGTTGTCGTTTAGGTAAACATTTTCAGCAGAATAATTGACGTATTCATTTTTTTTGAAAGCACGATTTACACCACTTTCCTTTTGTAACCTTGATGCACTTTCAATAAAACCACTTTCAAGCACAAACCCGTCACCCTTTAAAAATTTAACTTTATCTGTCAGTCTTGCACAAATGTCAAGTTCAGTATAATATGGATTAATAATACTAACTTGATTGGCAAGCATATAAACAGGAACATAACGAACTTGTTCACTCTGTCCACGTGCAACAGACGTATGGATAGATAAAAATTTTCTTATTTCATCAGTACAATAGTGGTTTGTTTCTGATTGAAATTCGTCAAATAACATATGCGAAATATCCGAAAACAAATGTGAATACCTTTTAATACTGTCAGCATTATTTAATGCAAAAGCATACCCACAATGTTCTAACTTTTCGCTATTAGTTTTTTGTAAATACAATTCGTAATAAATTCCCTTTGCTTTTCTTTTAGCAACCATATTATATTCAGTGAAAAATAACCCCTTTATATCTTTAAAAAATTTATCAGCTACATCATCTAACTCATAATTGTATCTATATATTAACCCAAATTTTTTGTTCTTTTTTAAAAAATTGTTTACTAACAACCTATTAAAATATGTAGTTTTTCCGCCAGTTCTATTTGTAGTACATAAATATAATTCAGGTTTTAAACCATTAATATCTGACATAGATAATAGTTTTGTTCCGTCATAATACTCTTGTTTCATGTTGTCACCACCTATAAAGTTTTTTCTTTTATTATAACACAATTGTTGACAAAACACAATAGGCATGATAAGATTAAGTTAACAATATAAAGAAAGGTGGTGAGAGTGTGGACGCAGAAATCGCATTACTGAAAGCCGTTATGCAAGTTGTTTCAACCATTGGTTTTCCAATTGCTATTTGCTTAATTCTTTTGTGGTTTATTAAAGATATGCTTGAAAAACATAAGGACGAAACAAATAAATTTACGGAAAGCCTAAACAACAACACATTAGTTTTACAGAGGGTGTGTGATATGTTAAGTGTTAAAAGAAACGGAGATGATTAAATGATAGGTCACGCAAGTATTGACGAAAACGGAAATGTTAAAGGTGGACACAGTGGCGACCAAACAAAAAAAGAAGTGTGTGTACGTGAGTGGTATGATAAAGGGTGGACAACCTTAATACGTGCAAAGAGCAAGACGTTAGCAAATAAGATTGCTAAAAAATGCGAGTTAGGTTGCAAAAATGACAACATAGGTTATAATCAAAATGATAGAAACAGTTTATTTGAACAGGCTAAAAAATGTGGTTATAAAATAAGTAAAGTCGGAAAATGTAATTGTGATTGTAGTTCGTTTGTAATAGTATGTTGCATATGTGCTGGTATTAAAGAGTTGGAATATCACGGAAATGCCCCAACAACACGAAATTTAGCAGAAGTGTTACTTAAAACGCATAAATTTAATTTAATCACTGATAATAAGTATTTGCGTTCGGATAAATACTTGCGTAGAGGTGACATATTAATCAAACCTGGTTCACACACATGTATAGTTTTAACTAATGGTAAAGAGCACAAATCTAATATTCATTATTATAACAAGTATTTAGGTAATTCAAATTCAATCGTAGATGCTCTTGAGAGCGTTGGTGAGTGTAACACAACATTAGATAACAGAATTAAAATTGCTAACATAAACAACATAAAAAATTATCATGGGTTAGCAGAACAAAATTCTAAATTATTGGCATTATTAAAAAAAGGAAAATTGAAAAGAGGTGAATGAAAAAATGGCTGTTTTAAGTCGTGATGATTTTATGGCACGCATTAATGAAAGAGTGGGTGACGATAATTCAGATGATGCAATAGCATTTATTGAGGACATGACAGACACATTCGACAATTTATCTTCAAACACTGATAAAGAGGAATGGGAAGAAAAGTATAACGAACTCGACGCAATGTGGAGAGAGAAATATAAGGCTAGGTTTATGAGCTCAGGAACAGACCCACAGACTGTTATTGATGAACAGATAGACGATATAAAAGATGATGGGACGGAAACCACATTTGATGATTTATTTGCAGAAAGAGAGGGATAACAAATGCCTATTAAACCAAAAGTAGTAACTTTAACTAATTCAAGCGTTGATATTTTAAACGCAATAAGAAACAATGCAACTGTTAACTACCAGCACTATGTTCCGGTTGCGACAAGTGACGCAGAGAGTATTCGTACAATTGGAGCGACTATTATGGATAACCCCGAATTACAGAACGAATTCTTGAACGCTCTTGTTAACCGTATTGGGCGAGTGCTAATTACATCAAAAATGTACGATAACCCTTGGTCTATGTTTAAACAGGGTATGTTAGAATTCGGGGAAACAATTGAAGAAATATTTGTAAACCTTGCTAAACCATATCAGTTTGACCCTGTTGTTGCAGAAACTGAACTGTTTAAAAGAGAAATACCAGATGTTCGCTCAGCTTTTCATATTATGAATTATCAGAAGTTTTATAAAGCAACTGTTTCAAACGACCAGCTTAGACAGGCTTTTTTATCATGGCAAGGCATTACTGATTTAATATCAAAAATTGTGGATGCCATGTATACAGGTGCAAACTATGACGAATTTTTGACAATGAAGTACTTGCTTGCAAGACATATTCTTGATGGAAAAATGTACCCTGTGACTATTCCTACAGTCAGCGTTGATAATATGAAAAACATTGTATCAACAATTAAAGGTGTTTCAAATAATTTTGAGTTTTTATCATCAAAATATAATGTTGCTGGCGTTTATACAAAAGCATCAAAAACAGAACAGTATTTAATTGTTAATTCTAAATTTGATGCACAGGTAGACGTTGAAGTTTTGGCAAGTGCTTTCAACATGGATAAGGCGGAGTTTAGCGGTAGAAAAGTTCTTGTTGATAGTTTTGGCACACTTGACATTGCAAGACTCAATGAACTTTATGCAAACGATCCAACATATACAGAAATTTCACAGCCAGAACTTGAAGCACTTGATTCAATCCCTTGCGTTCTTGTTAGTTCCGAGTGGTTTATGATTTTTGACAATTTCTATAACTTTACCGAACAGTACAACGGACAGGGTCTTTACTGGAATTATTTTTACCACGTATGGAAAACATTCAGTGTTTCACCATTTGCAAACAATTCTTTATTTGTTACAGGAACACCAACTGTTAAAAGTGTTACAGTTTCACCAGCGACCGCAACAGTTAAAGCTGGACAGAGTATTTCACTTTCAGTAACTGTTACAACTGACTATTTTGCTCCACAGAGTGTTGACTGGGCATCTAACACAGAGGGAGTTACTGTATCAAAGGCTGGCGTTGTTACAATAGGGTCAGAAGTTCCAAAGAGCACAGAAGTCACAATTACCGCTACTTCAACATTTGACAGCACAAAGACTAGTACTTGTGTAATTACTGTCAGCTAACTAATTAAAGCACGTTCACCTATTAATAGGTGAGCGTGTGTTGTGAGGTAAAAATATATGTATATAGAACCAAATTCGACAATAAAAATATGTAAAAACGTACCACTTGATAACACATATAAAAACACGTTATATTTTGCAAATAAACTATCTCAAGAAAATTTCTTTGCGAGTAAAACAAAACATAATTTAGCAAAACAAAGTTATCAAAGAGTTGTTAAAGGAAAAATGCGTATTGAGATTAAGTCGGAAGATTTATATGATTGCAATTATTTATGTTTTCAGAATACAAGTTTTGGATTAAAATGGTTTTATTGCTTTATAACAAGTGTGGAATATGTGAACAATGAAACATCTGAAATAACTTTTGAAATTGATGTTATGCAGACATATTTCTTTGATACAACTTTAAAAGAATGTTTTGTTGAACGTGAGCACTCAGCTACTGATAACATTGGTGATAATATACTTCCTGAGCCTGTCGATATTGGAGAGTATATATACAATGACTATACACCATTAGATTTGACAATAAGAGAGTTTTACATCGTTGTGGCGGTTGTTGATGTTAAGGGTGGTTCACAGGGTGAAATTTATGATAGGATTTACAGTGGGGCAGAATTATGGGCATTCAATAATAATGATGTCCAAGGTATTGATTTGTTTTTAGATAAATATGTTGAAAAACCCGAAAGCATTGTATCAATTTATATGGTTCCTAAAATTTTATTAGGGGTTGAAATCTCTGATGGTGGGACTAAATTACCATATGGAGCTGGTGGTGGTGGGGCAAATTACAATTTATCACCTATCAATGGTACGGAAGTGTTAGACGGATATACACCACGAAACAAAAAATTATACACATATCCTTATAATTTTTTGTGTGTAGATAATGCAAGTGGTAGTTCGTTATGTTTGCGTTATGAATTCTTTAACGATTTAACGCCAGTTTTAAGGTTAAGAGGGTGTATAACACAACCTGTTTCAATAACCTTAACACCGCGAAACTATAAAAACTTTAAAACTGTAACAGGGCAATATAATGACGATATTTACACTGAAAGTGTTTCGTTAACATCATATCCTACTTGCTCATGGAATAATGATAGTTTTATGCAATTCTTAGGGAAAGAGGGTTTTCCATTAATCGTCAAAAATCTTGCTTCAATGAGCACTGGCAATGAAATTGGTGCAATCACCAACACCTTAACAAGTGTATACAAGGCAAGTGTTTCAGCTGATGTTATGAGAGGGTCACTAAATAATGGTGGTGTTAATTGTGCAAACGGCACGCAACAATTTTATATATCAAGGTGTAGTGTTAATAAACATTATGCAAAGGTGATTGACGACTATTTTACTATGTTTGGTTATACTTGTAAAAGAGTTAAAGTACCTGGTATAACAAATCGTAGTAGGTGGAACTATATAAAAACAAAAAATTGTTGTATTCAATCAAATGCACCTGTAGATGATGTTAATAAAATATGTGAGATATATGATAATGGTATAACTTTTTGGATGACTAATGTTTCTGATTTTGAGGTCGGTAATTACAATTTTGCTAACACACCGACAGGAAGTGGGGTATAAATTGGGAAGAAAAAGAAAAACAAAATTCGCTGAAAGCCTATATATGAATGACAGGACATACATTCAATATTATAATCGACTAACAGAATTAGCGACAACAATGTTCTCGTGGAAAAATTTGCCTAATACAATAGACGCACGTTTTCTTGAAATGACTTTATTTAGTGACGGCGTTGCCGTATTCTTTAAAGATGATGTTATGGGATTTTTAGCGTTACAATGTATGATAGGTGGAAACCTTAATGTTTACCGAATACCAGTTGACAGAACAGCTTACGCAACAAACGGATATAATCAAAAATTAAATGCAACAAATAGTGTATTAATTTTCAATAATTATTTACACACTAATAGCACGCTTGATGTTGAAATGTTTTCAAAAAGGTTATACAACCTTGACAGAACAATTGACGTTAACGCAAATGCACAGAAAACACCTGTATTGATTCAATGTGATGATACCGAAAAGTTAACTATGCTCAACCTTTATAAAGAATATGACGGCAATCAGCCATTTATTTTTGGCTCAAAAAGTTTAAACACAAAAGGTCTTACAGTTTTAAAAACTGATGCCCCTTATGTTGCAGATAAACTGTATACTTTAAAAACTCAAATATGGAATGAAGCGTTGACTTACCTGGGTATTAGTAATACTAATGTTACAAAAAAAGAAAGAATGATAACAGATGAAGTTCAAAAAAATATGGGTGGTGTTATTGCATCAAGATATTCAAGATTGGAAATGAGGAAACAGGCATGTAAAGAAATTAATGAAATGTTTGGTTTGAATATTGATGTTGAATATCGAAGTGATTTTGATGTTGATGTCTTTGAGGGTGAAAGTGTAGGTGATGTGAATGAGTAAGTATACAACAGAGGTTAGATATATTTGTGAACACTATGCTTCACTTTCAGAGTCAGCAGATTACACAGATGTTAATGAAATTATAAGCAAATCAAGAGATAAAATATTCAGTTTTGATTATCCTATATTTGACGAAAGCTACAGAGAAATTCTTGAAACTAAAATTTTAAAAAGGTATTATACAAGGGAAATAGGCGAAGAAACTGTTGGTCTCTGGAAGTTAAGGCTTGACACAAGGTTAAACGAAATTATGCCGTATTATAATAAAATGTATGATGCTGAATTAATAAAGATAAACCCATTATACACAACAGATTTAAAACGCACAAAGAATATTGAGGGTAACACAGATAAAAATAATCGTGTTGACAGCGAGGGAAAAACAACTAATGATAAAACCGAAAATACCGTTGGGTCAGATAAAAAGACAGGTACAGAGGGAACAACAGGCTCAAATGACGGTACATCATATACAGAAAATACTAAAGATAGTTCCTCAAGCTCAACTGATATTTATTCAGACACACCACAGGGAACACTCTCTAATATGGCAGATTTAACATATCTGACAAATGCACGTAAAATCACTGATAATGGTACTGTTACTGGAAAAACTAACACAGATACGCACGATAGTTCAAAAGCTACAACAACTTTCGATACAACAAACAGTAAAACAAACAATGTTACAATTTCAGAAATTAATGACAATACAAATAAAAAAACAGAAACAGGTAAAATTAAAAGTGTTGAAGATTATATTGAGAATGTTGTTGGTTATGAAAATGTACCAGCGAGTGATTTAATTATGAAATATCGTGATAGCTTAATTAATATTGATGTTATGATAATTGAAAAATTAAGTGACTTGTTTATAAATTTATGGTAAGGGGTGAAAAAAATATGGTTGATAAAACTATTGACACTATTAAACCTATGTTATGCGAAAAAGTGTTACCAACCGCTTATGATAATTCTTTGAGTTATTATGAAGTGTTGTGTAAACTGACAGAAAAGGTTAACGAAGTTATTGAGAGGATTAACGAAAATTTTAGTTCAGAAATTGCAGACGCTATTGATAAGTATTTCAATAACCTTATGATGCAAGCAATATATGACAGTGCAACCGAAACAATAACACTAGAAAAAGAAATCAGTGCAGACGGCGAACATGTTTATAATGTTGCAGAACAGGGTATTGATGTGAGGTGATTATATGGAAACTTTTGAAGCAGAGTATATATCATTAGAGGGTAACAAAATTTTTTTAAGGGATAAAACGGCGCGTAAAAATATTTCCGCTCTTAATGGTAAGGTCGCTGACATTGAAAAAGAAATAAATGGTGTTAGTGAAATCGTTGATATTATTAATGGTGAGGTGATATGATTGGGATTAGTACAAAAATTAAATTATTTGCTTGACACAAAAGAAGCTATTAAAGAAGCTATAGTTAATAAAAAAGTTGAGGTTAGCGATAGTGACACTTTTAGGAGTTATGCTGATAAGATTAATGATATTAATATTAATCAAGGTATATCAACTGAAAGTTCAGTGCAAAGTCCTAGCGTATCATACAGTATAATAAATCAATTTTTAATTACGGAAAGTGAGGGCGTTAAAAATGCTTAATAGGAATGGTTTAAAGTGTATTAAATTACCAAAAGCTTACTTAAAAACAATGAGTGGTGAAAAATCCACAAATACACAGAATTTTGATGTCAATGAATCGAATTATTATCCTAGTAAGACGTCATCATCGTATTCGTATTATTTAGGGTTATTTAATGATAATAAAAATTTAGACGTTAACACTTACTCATTAGACGGAGAAATACTAACAACGAATTCTACTGGCTCATATTTAACCGATGTTGGAATGGACGCTACAAATATTATTACCTTCACAAGAACAGTAACAAATAAAACTAATACAGATTATGTTATTAATACTGTTGGACTAGTTTATTGTGAAAACCCGAATATACCGCGATATGCTTTAATGTCTTGTGAGAGAATACCGACAGTTACGATAAAACCTGGTGAAACATACACTTTTACACATAAAATAAAAATCGGATAGAAAGGCGGATTAAAGATGAATTATGTATCAAAATTTAATATTTTAGGTGAGGAAATTAATGTAAAGGACAAACAGGCAAGAGAAGATATTTTAAAAACAACGGCTAACGATGCATCAAGGATTGTAACTGTTGGCGGATATGGTGCAAAGTTTACAAGTATAAATCGTGCAATCACTCACGCATTGTTATTTTTAAGAGCGTCAATCAATAATCCTGTTACTATTTTAATATACCCTGGTGTTTATACAGAACAGATTATATTAAATGACATTCACGGATTATCATTTGTTGGACTTGGAATTGATGAAACTATTATACAGTACAATGGGTCTTACCCCGATTGTGTTGTACACGTACAGGGTGATATATCGTTTAAAAATTTGACTATTCGTAACACCAACCCTTCAACATATGCCGTTCATAGCGACGTTTTAAACAATAATATTACAGGTGTTATTAGCCTTGAAAATTGTGCTATTTATGGTGGTACTAGCGCTATCGGTTACGGGTCTGGTGAGAATGTTGAACTGTTTGTAAAAAATTGCATATTAATGGGTAATGAAAATATTTTATATGCACACAATTCAGCTTATGGTGGAATTAATCAGAGGTTGACAGTTCTTAACAATTTATTTGTCAGAAGTGGAAACGAAAATGTTGTAATGTTAGATGATGCTGGTTATACAAACGGAGATAAAGTTAGTCCGATGTTATGTACTTTTAATGGTAATGTATTTAACTATCAAGGATACGGTAAAATTGTGTTTAGAAAAAACACTTCACAAACAGGTGTTAGTTACTTACCTATAAACGATAGTAATATTATTTGTGGACCGGCTAATGCAAACAACTCTAACATTGATGGGTTGAATTTTGGACGGGGTAACTATGCTGTTTCTTGTTACTTTACTGTACCAACACAAGCTAACACATTAGGCCAGTATTACGTGTCTATACCTGTTGAAGTTTATGCACCAAATTATAACGCTATTATTAATTCTATTGTAGTGCAAGGACAGGGCGATGTAAAAGGAGATTTTACTGTTGCTTCAAGGGAAGCACATTTCGTTCATTTGTTAACAACTAATAGTGCTTTAGCTGGAAGAACTCTTGCATTGAGTATGAACTTAATTGTACTTT